AAAATCGAGCGTCGTGGTTGCCGTGCCAGCATTCGTGCCAGCAAGCGATTCCGAAATAGCCACACCGCCATATGTCGTGCCGTAGACAATGAACGTGCGTGCGCTGTCATTGCCAGCCGATGTGATTGTCACATGGCGCGGCGGATCCAGCACATACGGTGTTGAAGTCAGCGTGAGATCACCAGCAGCTGCAAGAGTAGCAGCCAAGGCGATAGCGTTCGCATCGGCAATCGGAAGGCTGCCAGCGGTGACAGAAATCGGCTGCATGTTACTTTCCCTTCTTCATGCGGGCTGCAGCAGCATTATCCACGAGATTGGGATAAGGCCTACCAGCAGCACGGGCGCGAGCTTTCGCGGCCATCTTTTGCTTGCGGTCGAGATGCTTAGTCTTAGCATCATCGGGTGCTTCAGTCTCCCAAAATGGCTTGCTCATCAGCAATCCCACTTTCTCAAAGCTTTGTTAATCCGACTGTCGGGATCCGCTGCAGCAGCAGCGCCTGTCAGCTTTCGCTTCATCCCAGTCATCCGTTCGCAAAAAGATTTGCGGCGCGGATTGTCTTTGTCTTTCGTCGGGGCTTTCAAATTCATGCCCTCGGCCTTCGCAGACGCGCGTCCCTTAGCGTTCAAGCCGCCTTCGGGGTTCTTGCCTTCTGACCGCTGCCACGCTGGCGACTTAGCCATTGTAATCTCCAACAAGAGAGACGGGGACCGAAGTCCCCGCCGTTATTCTCAGAGGCTACCGTCTACCTTGTGGCCCTTGGGCGGCGTGCCCTTGGCTGCAGACGAAAGCGGGCTCATGTTCGAACCCGTGCGGCCACCCGACTTGCGAGGAGCGCGGCCCATGTTGGCCTTTGCCTTGTCGCCCTTCATCTTGCCGATAGCCTTACCACCGCGCTTCATAGCTTCGGCAGCATCCATAATCTTCGGAGCGCTATTGCGGCGAGCGGGCTTCGAAGCCGCATCGTTCATCACAACGCCACCAGTTTTACGACCCTTCATGATTGCCTCCTTATGGCGAATCGATTGTCAGAGCATCAAGCCGTCAGATCACGAGCTTGAATGTAAGTTACAGTGATCACGCCAACGCCCGTGCCAGTGTTGGCCGAGGTGACGAGGATTTGACGGTCTGTCGTGCCAACATCGTTCCAGTTGCCAGCACGCGTTGCGTCCGTTCCCGGCGTTGCAGCAAGCGGGCCGATTGCGGAAGCAGTGAGTGCAGCAGCAGCTGTGAAGAAAGTAGCCGAAGCAGTCGTACCAACACCGAACGTCGAAGCCGCGCCTGTCCATGCAGCCGTGACCATGACATCGATGCTAAGGATTTGGCTATCAGCCGGGATCACGATGCTCGTCGCGCCGCTGGCTTGTGTAACCGGCGAGGACTGAGCCATGACAACGTAGCCAACATTGGCAACGTCTTCACCGAGCGTCGTGCCGCTCGTGTTCAAAATATCACCGGCCTTAATAGGACCAGTAAATGTAGTCGTACCCATGAGGGCCTCCTGCACGATACGATCACGCTGTCTGTGCAGTGTCCGCTAGGCCGGTCAGCGCGATCTATACGCCTAGAAAAAAGGGAGAGGGCTGAGCCCTCCCCCTCGCTCATTAGGTCGGGAACGATCCGAAGATCGAACGCCAGTTGTAGTAGCCGAAGCTGTAACGCTCGTAACCCTTCACGAGAAGGTTGTCTGTTACGAAGTCGACCTGCATGTCCATTTCATAGGCAACGCGCTCCATGTAGGAGAGGCCGTCGATGTTGGTCAGCAAGAACCACGCCTTCGTCGAGGTCAAGAAGTCGTTGACCATGTAACCTTCCGGCAGGCCGCCAGCGGTCATCATGATTGCGTTGACATCGTTGTCTGCAGTGCCCGGACGGAGTTCCGTCTTCGTGAGACGGATAGCAACCGGTTCGAGAGCTGTCGGGACGATGAGCTTACGCGCACGAGCGAAGACCTTGAGGCCAGCTTGATCACGGAAGTTGGTACGGATGGCGATCATGGCAGCCAAGAGGGTCGATTCGTTGAGTTCGACCTGTACTGCTGGCTTGTTCGCAACCGTGCCGCCATCAATCGGATGGTCCGTGGCGCAGAGAGCCTTGCCGTCACCACCGATAGAAGCGTTGTACGTTTCAGCGGTGTTGAGGATGTTCGCGCCGTAGATTTCCTTCGTCTGCTGGAACGATTCCATCAGACCGAGGTTCGACGGGTGGAACTGGGTCTTGTAGAGGTTGTCATCGATGGCTTTACGCGTGATCGCATAGCCGAGAGCAATTTCAGTGTGCTCTTGGTTATAGACGTAGCGTTCGCCAGCCGAGTTGTCGAAGGAGGTCTGACCGCCTTCAGTCTTCAGCTGAGCGAGGCCGAGGTAGCGCATTTCAGCGGTACGCTCGAGGGCCATCTTCGAGTTGTGCTTCGTGAAGATCTTGTCGTACTGCGACGGGATCTGCTCGTACTTGCCTTCAAGTCCACGGAGACCGGGGAGGAGAAGGTCTTTAATAGCCGAAAGATTAACAGCCATTGGTCCTTACTCCTTAAATGCCGGTTAGCTGCTTCGTGGAGACGTTGTTAAACGCCACGACAGCCCAGTTATACGCACCAGCTTCAGTGCCGAACGAACCCGGAGGTTGCGTCACGAGGCCGACAACGCGGAAAGGAAGAGTGTTGGTGGTGTTAAGGGTCGAGGTGTCGAGCGAAGCGCCCGAGATACCCGTTGCCGTGTTGCCCGAACCAATCGCGAAACCGATGTTTGCGTTGATGTCGGCGAACGCAATGCCCGTTGCGTCGGACTGAGCGACGAACTTAGCATTGGGGTCGTTAACAACATAAGCCTCAACGACCGAAGAGGCATCGGATCCCGGCCAATAGTTCGACCACACCGTGCGCTTCTGCGACGTCGAAAGGTATTTGCAGCCAACGAAGATACCGGCAATCTGCACCGAGTTCGACGTGGCCTGCGTGATGTAACCCGTGTTAAGAGGAACAACTGGGTCACCAAAGAAGATGTCCGTGGTATTCGCAGAATCGATGTACATCACGACCTGTTCGTAGGTCGGAGCGGAACCCGTACCCGAATACTGACGGAAACCGAAAGGCGCATTAGTGTTCGCCATTTGCCGGTCCTTGTACTTAGGAGGTTGTCTTCGCGCCGCGCATCGTGGAAGCGGAAGACGGAAAGGTTAGACCCTCGCATGCTGGAAGGCCGACCGACATAGCGGTCTAGTTGTGTAGGATATTATAATTTTGCAAAAAGTAAAGCCGCCCCGAAGGGCGGCCTCTTTGTCAAGAAATGCAGACTTCGTAACGTCCGTCTTTGCGTTCATCGATGCTTCCGGGCGACTGAAACCCGAAATCATAACCCCTCGCCGCATCGATCCTTGCATTGTGCTTGGCTGCCTTTGCAGCTTCCTCCGCGACAGCCTTATCGCTGTAGATAAGCCAGCTGACTTTGCAGCCGCCACGGAAATCGTCTTCCTTCGGATAGGGAAGGTAGTTTGTCATTTCTGTAACCTCGTTTTCAAACAACAATGGGCAAGACCGTTTCCGACCTTGCCCATGCAGTATATGCCATCGTGGCACAGTTGTCAAGTGGGGCCTTGACGGCTCACTCTTCGGGGATCTGCATCGCCTCGAAGGATTTCTTGATCTTAGGCCGCGCTTGCGGGTTGTCGCGGGTGAACGTGCCTTCCGGCGAACCAGCCAGCTGGGCCTCTTTCGCCCGCACTTGCCCAATAGCCTTCCGGCGCTCGCGCTCCTTAGCTTCCTTCACCAGCTCGGTCGGGCGCTCCATAAGAATCATGCCCTTGCGCTCGATCAGAGGATAGTTGCCATCCCCCGGCATCATCTCCGGGTGGCGGCTCGTCGGCACCGCTTCCCAGCCATCGCGCAGCAGCTCGACCATATGCGTCGGATCTTCCTGCCCCGCACTGAGGCGGCGCTTCCACTCATAGGTCCAGCCCGAAGGCGCGTCCGGTGCCCAAAACTCATTGACGCCGTCATCGTCGCCGATGTCGCCGCGCTGCTCACGGATCTGAGCCGCACGCTTTTTCGCACGCTCACGGGGGTCTTCTTCACGCATGTTTGGGCGCGTTTCCCTGCGCGAGAGCGCCGAAACATCGGCTTGATCGATCAAAATTTTATCCGATTTAATGCTCATCTTATGTTTCCTTAGTGCTTACGGTTGATTTTGCCTTCCTTCTCAAGCGCGAGAAGGTTGCGGGCGTACTCTTGGTCGGTCATCCCCATCATTTCAGCCATTTCGCGCTGTTCGGGGCTTAACCTCACGACATTTGGGCGGCTGCCCATGCCATCGCCGCCACGAGAGACGGGTGCAGCAGGCGGTGCCGACCGTTTCTGTGCTTTTGGCGCTGCGCCATCGCCCTCAAAGCCCAGTCGGTTCTCGATGTACCGGAAATAATCGTCCGAATCGGGGTTGAGCCCGTCATCGACCGCGTCTTCGTGAGCACGGAACATCTTTTTGATAGTCTTCTCGTTATTTAAGGCATCGCGATTTGCGTTAATCCACGATGCAGAGCGCGGCGTCACACTGGCGGCGATCTGATCGATCAATTCGCCCTGCTGCTGCGCCGGAGCGCTGTAATCTTGCTGCCG